GGGCGACACCACGGTCTCTCTAAAGGCTTGCTATCTCTCCGCAATCGTTCTTCAAAGCACTCTCGTATAGGAGTCCAAATGGCTGACGTAACAATTCCAACGATTCCAGCCGGAATCGCAAATCCAGTTACCGTAGAGCGGAACTTCTATCGTCCTACGGGAGCAGGAACGACTTCCTGCGAAATCATCAACGGGCATCTCGACAACGCAAATCGAAACCCCGCGTGGACAGTAGATCGATCTCACATCCAGCGTGGAGTCCTCTCTAAGGGGGAAACCGAAGGGGGAACTCTCGGGTTGGACTATTTTGGAGACCTTTTCCCAAGCTGGAACATCACAGAAGACGCACAAAATCATGCCAATCGACTTCGAATGGATGAGCTTTACCAAGTGATTCCAGGAGCCGCGATTTCCTTTTATATTCCCTATCCAGTGTCGTTCGTGGCCTTGTCCTGGCACATCCAGGCTTCTGCGGATCAACGAGATAAAGTCGACGTCTCACCCTCTCATCCCCCCAACTACGTCCCGGCTCGGATCCGACTCTTCTATGATGGAGAGCGAATTCCTCGAAAGCTCTTAGACGTTCCAGCAAAAAACTGGCGTAATAATGATATGTTAGGAGAGTGGGACAGAGCGTGGCTCGGACACCATGTAGTAACTACAGGAAGCCGACTCGCTAAGGGATGGCACTCTGCCAGCCTTCGAATCGCTGTTGACCCTGGATATAATGCTGCGTCTGGGACTGATCTCTACTTTCCCAACGAATCTTGTCACACCCATTGTCGTGTTCGAGTTCGATCAATGGATTATGTCTTGTTTCATTAGGAGATAAAAATGAGCGTAGGAGAAAAAGTAGGGGATGCCCTCAATTGGGTGTCGGATCACGTTGTCGGATCCGGAATCCGCTCAAAAGGAGCCTACAACAGGGCTATTCGAGAAGACACCAAGGCAATGCAAGAGGGCAAACTTGGTTACACTCAAGGTAAAAAAGACTACCTGAAGACGGGAGCAACCGATGAGGCTCAAAGAAACGTCAAGGCTGCTTTAGATGATGCTTCAGAAACAGGAAAACTCGATTCGGGCACCGCGATTGAGGCAGCGAAAGCAGCGGCAGGAGAGGCTGCGAAGACATTCAAAGATGTCGAGATTATGAGTTCTATCGAGGCAGAGAATAGGCGAAAAGAAACTATGAATGCCCTCAACCAGAAGCGCCAAGAATGGAATAATGCCCTCAGTACGGTCGTGGGAGCGGGGGGAGAGGCTATGGCAGCGCAAGGAGCGGCAGCAGGAGGAACGGCGTCGCAAGCAGCCATATCAGCGGCCATGATGGCTTTCTGCTGGGTAGCGAGAGAGGTTTATCCCGAACACTGGCGAGATTGCAGAACTTATGTTCTTTTTGGAGCCCCAAAGTGGTTTCGAAACTGGTATGGGAAGAATGGAGAGCAGACTGCTGAGTGGCTTCGCGCTCACCCCTGGGCAAAAGTTCCCCTCAAGCCTGTATTTAGATACTTTGCTTGGAGAGGAAAAGAGATGGCTCGTCGAGATCCTTCTCTCATCAGCGCACAAGCAGGTTTACTTTAGGAGTTGTCGTGTCACGGATTGGAGAATGGAACGAAGAGAGAAAGGCGCGTAGGGCTCGACGAAATCAGAACCTTCTGGCTCAAGAGAGTCTAAGGGAAAGACATCCCGAGTTTGCAGAACTCTTGGATGAAAGGGCAGAAGATCAGGAACAACTCCTGGCTAAGAGAGCCGCAGACTATTGGGGCGTAGATGGGGTCGAGCTTATCGCTCCTCCTGACATGACAGAGAGATACGACAAAGCTCTCGCCTTCTTGGCGAAAGCCGCAGAAGCCCAGGATGATTTGGTAAAAGCCACGGCTCCTAAACCTCATCCTCTTTTTGCAGAGTTGTTTAGCCTCTATCGTACAGAAGCGACCGCATTGTCTGGGGTTCAGGGAAAGAAGGCCACGGAATACGGAGACCTTCTGGATGCCCAGATGACGAATCTCTCGGACATTCGTACAAAAGTACGAGCACGACTCCCCTCTTCTGGATCCGCGACCCGAAACAAATTGATTGAAATGAAGTCCCAGAACTTCAACGAGGCTGGTGGCTGGGCCTCGGACCCCACTCGTACTGGAAACTGGGGATTTGATGTTTTAGAAATTATGCGAGACATCCCAGATCCAGAGGAGCAGTCTGCGGCTTTTGCATGGCTTTCGATGGAAACCGGAGTTTCTGTCGAAGACATGATGTCCGCAGCAGAGTCTAACCTGGGAGCAGGAAACCTCGATGCCCAGGATATGAGAACTCATTTGGCTCAGATGAGGAGAGTTCAAGAAGGACTGGGAGGAGAATATGACGAGGGAGTCGCTGCGGTAAACGGAGCATACAGTGATCTCCAGGGCGTCTACGGTGGACTATCTCGTCGAGGTCGAGAACTTGGAGACGCAGTTCTGCAAGCTCTAATCTCAGGAGACCCAGAACAAGTATCTGTAGCTCTCGGACTTTCTCGAAACCAGGATCTCCCCGAGGGTGCAGCTACAGCCCAGGGTCGACGTGTCATCGATGAGATGCTCAAGCTCGATGAGGATGTCGATTACTGGATGCAAGACTCGGAGCATATCGAGAGGATTCTAAACTCTCCTTATTTTCGAGAAGCAGCACAAGAATACGGTTTTGAGGGATGGGAAGATCAAGCTACCTCTATGGATATCTTGGACCGATTCGAGAACTATCATGGAAGAGAGCAAGCTTCTACGACTGAGAGGAACAAGCTCAATGAGGCTTATCGAATTCTTGAAGGGCTTCAGGATAGCAATGCGTGGGAATACCTGAAGGCTCGTGTCTACGCAGGATCCCGTCGCAAGCTCTATGATGACTATGTGGCAGAGATGAAAGGGATTTCACCTCAACAAGCTGCCAGAGAGATTGAAGAAGTAGATGTCGAAGAGGAAGTCGCCACTCGACAGGCTCCCTCTGCTTTCGGTATAGATCTTCCTACTGGCCCTAATGGAGAACCTCTTTCCTTAGAAGAGTTTACTCGCCTCCTCCCTTCTCTCGCGAGATCTCTCCCTCGGGAAGCCATGGCGGAACTGAGAGCACAGGGAATCTCAAGTCCAGCGGAAGCCTACGAGTGGTACAAAGGAAGGTTTGCTCAAGAAACCCCCGCCGAGGAAACCTCTACCGAGGAAACTCCCGAAGAGGACGGACCCGGAACCATGCGCGAAGGGACAACGGTGATAGGAGGTCCGACGAGGATGAGGCCCGCAGGACCTCTTCTCCGTTCTGGAAGTCGAGGCCCCGCAGTAGCGGCCATCCAAAAAGAACTCAAACGTCTTGGGTATGACTTAGGAACTTCGGGTCCGAATGGAGATGGAATTGACGGACAGTTCGGTCCTGCAACCACCCGGGCCGTAAGAGCTTTCCAGGAAGCCCAAGGGATTGGAGTGGATGGAACAATAGGCACGGATACATGGGGAAAACTTGCTGAAGTGGGCGATCCCTCACCGAGTGCGGAAGCTGCTCCGGCTGAGCCTCCCCCACACATTCGAGTTCCTGATGCGGGAACGATTCGAGCCATGCAAAGGCTGGCCGATAGCCAAGGACGAACTCTTCCTCTGGGATCGAGTGGATTGTACTTAGAGCCCCAAGGTGAAGGTCAGCTATACCAAATTGAAGGCTTCAAAGAGTCCGGACCTCTTGTTCCTTATTCTCCTTCACAGCCCGCAGAGACTCCGGTAGAAACTCCAGCCGTGGACGAACCAGAACTGGTCGGAGGAGACACTGGACAAGTTCGAACGGGAACAGACGGAGCCTACGACTACACTCTTGATTCCGATGGAACAATTCGATTTACTGTTCCTGGAGAAGATCGAGAACGAAAGATCACTCCACGAAACCCCGGAGCCTACTACGCTGTCATGGAGGATGCTTTCGGGGAAACGGTTCCCCAGAATATGCAAGCCGTTGTCACAAATGCGCGTAATCGCTGGGCTAATCGAAATCAGCCCGCAGATGACGACGAGATCAATGTTGATGATATCGAATTTGAGGTTTCTACATCAGACGATGAGGAAGTCCCAGAGGAAGTCTCAGAGGAAGTCTCAGAGGAAGAGGACGAGATCAATGTTGATGATATCGAATTTGAGGTTTCCACGGGGGATGAGGAGGAAGAAGGACAGATTGACGAACTCGACGTCTCGGCTCTCGGATCTCCTGCGGTTTCCACCGGAACTATGAGCGAAGGCTCAACGATGGTAGCAGGTCCGGACTCCGTGAGGCGTAGCCCTTCTCGAAGGCAGAAGATCAACGCATGGCTTCTCAATCAGGGAGTGAGCCAAACGGATGTGAATACGCTCAATCAGGCTGCGGATGAAGCCATGGGAGCCGCAGCGCCCGTAACTGGACAAGCCGCTGCCTCGCAAGCCGCTACTCCTACAAACTTTGAGGCCCAAACGAAGGGGCTTACGAACATGCCACCGAGCACTTCCGCTTCTGTAGCTTCTCCTGTTGGACTGGGACAAGCGAGCGAAACGGTTTCCGGAGGAGGAGGCAGCGGTAGATCAGCCGTAGCTCAACAGAACATTCAGGCAGTTCTGGATAGCGCGAAAAAGAAGAGATCAGATAGACCTCAACCTTCGGCGGCTGCCCCCGCGCCAGGACAGATGGCGGAGTAACGATGTCGACCACAGAGGACACCTTTTCTCAGGAGATAGTCGAAGGCTATGAGCCTCCAGAAAAGACAGAAGAGCAAAAGAAACGAGAGCAGGCGATTCGAGATACTGCTGCTCGTTTCCAGGAACGGATGCAGGAGTCTCTGACTCCTCCCCGCTCTCGCCCAAGTGCTCCTTCTCCTCAACCCTCTCTTGTCGCTCCTTCTATCCGTCCTCAAACTTCTCAATGGGATTTCCAGACTCCCGGAGAAGAGTTCGTTGAGAGGGAGAAGAAAACATTCTATCCAGGCTTGCATGAAGCCACGTCTCCCAACCCCGCTCTCTTAGACACACCCCGGGCAACAGAAGAAGATGAGCGTCGAGAGTCTCCGCTCAACTTCCTTCAATCCGAAAAGCCTCCAGAAGGTTGGCAGCCAACTCCCCAAGACATCTCTCGTCTAATGGACGAGGGTCTGCTGCATAAGGATGATGTCAATAAGCCAGAATGGGTTTGGATGGCCGGAAGAGCTTCGGCTGAAAGAAGTAGAGCCCCAGGTGGTTGGTTCCAGAAAGCATCGGGAGATGCTCTCGTAGAAGAAGTCCGGTCTGGAGAGAGTGCCATCCAGAAAGCCATCTGGGGTACGGTCCCGATGAACTCCCGAGTTGTTCGGGGAGACATCGTGATCAATACCGCTAAGATGTATCGAGATACCCATCAGATTCATCGAACTAAGCTTCTTCGAGAACTCGCAGAAGACCGGGGAATGAGTTTCCAACAACTTTCTCCGGAAGAACAACAAGAAATCGAGGAGAAAGCTCGAAGGAGAACTCAGCTCTCGGTGGCGGTATTCATGAACTCCGGAACTCGGATGTTCTATACCGATCGCTTTGATCGAGACATCACCCAAGAAATCAAAAACTCCTCGGGTCTCACTCGAATCTGGAAACTCCTTACTTCCCCGACGCAATACGGCGCGGTGGGCGCGAGTTTCCCAGACACTCAAGAGGGAGACATCGCCAGAATGCAGGCGACCCTCTCCCCCGGGCAGTTGAAAACCGAAAGTTTTATGAGCAAGTTCGGACGCATGTCCCTTTCAACTCTTTGGTCTCCGATGGTTTTCGGGGGGCATGAGTGGATGTCGGAAGACTACATCGACGCCGTCCGGGCCGGAGACGAGCTTATTCTCCACATCGGAGATATCGCAGAAAGAATTGATGGAGTAGGGCCAGGAGAGGAGACTTCCACAGCAGCCAAGTGGACATCGGGGGTGGGTGTAGGTGCCATCATTATCGGTGAGCCTGACATTCTTTCTCTGGCTCTTCTCCCTTTCGGTCTTGCGGCAAAAGGACTTCGTGTCGCAAAGGCCGCTTCGATTGCAGGGAAAGCAAGACGATCTGCTGAGACTCTCAGAAGGCTTCGGCAGGCAGTCGAAAATGGAGAAGAGCTTCCAGAAGTAGCCAAGAGACTCGGGGCATACGATGAAGCCGTGAAGCAAGCTGTCCAGCTTCGAGCCCTCTCTGAATGGAACCTCAATGAGGTGACTCGGGTAAGAGGAACGGGTGGTGTAGAAGAAGCTGAAAGGCTTTACCAACAAGCAGACGCTGCCGCTAAAAAAGCAGATGACCTCAGAGACGAACTCGCTACGATGTCTCCTGAACTGCTGGGAGCAGAAACCGAAGCTCGAAGAGCACTCTTGGAGTTCCAAGCTGCGGAAGAGGAGCTTTTCGTCGCCTATGCTCGTCGAGAGATGTCAGAAGTCCAGAAGAACGAGTTCCTTCAACTCTTTGGACTCTCTCCAGAAGAGGCTGCTCGAATTCAGTACCGGAAAGACGTTCCTTCTTTCGAGCAAGGGGCGAGAAATGCTGAAAAGGCGGCTAAGGAGATTCGTAAAAGGGCAAGAGCACTTCGAAAAGTAAAGGCGAATAAGGCTCTCCTGGATACCTACGACAGAAAAGCCCGAGAGTTGGGGAGCCTCCTCCGTACAATGGAAGAAGGATTCTACGGGGTCGAGGAAGCCACGACCAAAGGAGGCAAAAAACTCCGAGCCGGATGGGAAGTCCTCACGGGAGAAGCCCTCCCCCTGGGCAAAATCTCTCGAACAGGAGAGCCCTTCCGGATTCCTGTCTATGGACAACAGATTCGAATCCCCACAGAGCGAGGAGGAACTGCTCTTCGAGTCGTTGAGGGAATTGAGATTCGAGGTCCAAAGACAAAGAAACTCTCTGATGGGCCAGACAATCGAATCATTCTCAAGGTGAGAGGACCCTCCGGAGAGATTGAGGAGTTTGTCCATCCGTTTAGAATCAAGAAGCAGGCTGCGGAGAACCTCCGTACTAAGATCCTGGAATTCGAAGAAACCCATAAGATTCTAACCGCTGATGGCGGTCTGATGGATGAGTTGACTACCCTGGATAGGCTTGCCGCCCAGGCTGACGAGTACGCGGCTTCTCTGCGAATTGATGGTCCTGCCGGGTTGAAACTTCAAGAGTTCGAAGACACATCCCAAGCTCTTATTGATGCCTCAAAGAGATACAAAAAAGCAGCCAAGGACGCCAAGCTTCCGGAGAAGAATCTCGAAAAACTCACGAAAGATCACACAGGAAAGGGAAAAGCCCTTGTTCGTGCAGAACTGGAAGCACTCGAAAAGGGCAACATGCGTAGGGTCTACGCAGACGCCCTGGAGGACACAGCGAGAGGCTTAGACAACTTCATCGATACGGGTCTCAAGAACATCGGAATCATGGGATTCAAAGGACCCAAGCAGATTGCCCAGAGTATCAAGGGCCTGGTCAAGATGAGCGGAGACGATCTCAAGACCTTCGGAATGAAGGTTAGTGATCGAAAAGTCGAGGAAGGCTACCGCGAGATCCTGAAAAAGAACTCTACCTTCAAGGCTCAAGAGAAGGGTAGGAAAGAAGCGGTTGTTGAGTTTGACGCAGATGGAATCATTCGAGATCTAATCCCTCGAATGGGTGGAGCAGAAAACTTATACAAGTTCGTTCAAACTCCAGAAGGAGCCGGACTGTTAGACCTTTTCGAAGCAGGAGTTCGAAGGAAGACCACGACGGTCGGACTTCGAGGAGAAACTGCCTCTAAAGTTCAGCAGTCTATTCGAGAAGCAGTTCGTCACGGAGAAGCAAGGAAACTCTTCACAGACGATGTTGTTTGGGGACGAGCAATCCATGAAGCCTGGAGAGATCTCGGCTTGGAGAATAGGTCTACTCGCCTAAATCGACTCAAGAACATGGCGAGCTATTTCCCTCTGGTAGGGAAGAAGTTCCGAGGATCTTTCAAGAATGTAGGATTTCGAGTAGGAGAATACTCGAAAGATGTAGAAGAAGCCTTCATGGCTACCGAGCGACTTCTCAATCGTGGTCGGATGGAACTTCTCGAAATCGGACGGCTGGAGGAGTTTGGAGATACTCCCTATGAGAGACTCTCCAATTGGCTCGACTACCAGGGAGAAGTCCGTCTTAGAGAAGGAACAAGTCAGTGGTCTGTGGCTACTGGCCTTGGAACTCCCTATGAAAAAGGAGCCCTCGCGATTCTCGCAGATCGAAGAATCGATCCAAGGACACGAGAGATAGGAGCAGCAGAACTTTCTCAGAGAGCACGGACACATCGAAGAACTCTTGAAAACCTCCTAAGAAAAAGCCTGGGCAAGACTCTCGATGACGGAACCGAGATCACACAAGACTTCATCGATGAAGCAGTTGAGGCAGCAGGAGAGATCACAGAAGATCTCATGGCCCTTACTCCAGACGGAGGAGTAAGTGGAGCCCCACTTAGCCTGACTGCTGTTTCTCGTATGTGGCTTCCTCGGGGAGAAGGCATCGATGTCACCCCCGAGCAGGGACGTCTCCTCATGGGGCTTGCCCGAAAGTTTCTTCAGAGTTCAAACACTTTCGGTCCCGCAAAGAATGCCCTCGGTGAAGTGGTCGATGCTGGATTTTCAGAGAAAATGCGAAAAGCAACCTTCGCCATCCTGGGCAGAACAGAGAGCAGCTTTGCTCGGGCAAATGCTTTCGCAGCCGGAGGCTTTCAAGCAGCCGCCACGATGGGAACCCTGAGCCATCGACTCGGAAGAGCGTCAGGTCTTCGAATCTCTGCGGAGCAAGCGACAGACATCAATCGAATCATGATGGGAGATGTCGAAAACGTAAAAGACATGCCCGCCGCGATGGATGCGCTCAACCGAATGGGCATGCCGTTTACTCAGAAGTCCGTAGATCGAGGAGTAGGAAGCAAGATCTCCGGGTCCGGAGGCGGAGTTGACCTAAAAACTCTCGTCGAGGTCGGATCGGATCCAAGCACAGCTTCCTTTGTTCCGCTCAACCTTCTGAAAGAATTGGAAAGAAAGGCAGGAAGGCTCTCAAAAGAACTTGAATCTTTCTCCCCGTCACCCCGAGATGCTTCTCAGCTTTTCTACAATAGAGCAGTCCAGGGATACCTGAGTTTGTGGAGGGGGTCTGCGGTTACAGGACTCTGGGTTCCCAACCCTCGATACTGGACAAACAATATGATGGGCGACTTTTCCCAAATGTGGGAAGAGGTCGGATTCGCTCGTGCAGCCCAGAGAAGTTTTATCAATGCCCCGACAAACCTTCCTTTTGTGGGACGGTGGCTTCAGACTAAAACGCTCTACATGGCAGAGAAGGTAGCGGGAAAATCAGGTCGAGGCCAAGCCCTCCCGGGCATCATCGACACCTGGACAAATCCTTGGTTGGGTCGAGTATTCAAAGGAGAAAAGGGCCAATTCGTAACCAAGAACGGGGACATCGTAACCTACGATCAAGCTCGAACATGGGCGATTGAGGATGGTATTTCCGAAGCCTTCGTTCGCGAAGAGCTTATGGATATGTACAGCCGCACTGCGGGCGACTTTGATGCCATGGGCACAGAGATGGGCAAGTGGTGGAAGAACGATGGCATCTATTACCATGCTGCTCAAACACAGGAACGGCAACGAGTGGCTCTATACCTGGACATGATCCAGCGAGGAGCCACCAGAAAAGAAGCGGCAGAAGCGACGAAGCGGGCTCTCTATGACTGGTCTCATGGAATCGCAGAATGGGAAGCGAGAACGATTGCTCGCATCGTTCCCTTCTGGAGATTCTGGAGACTTCGTTTGAAGCAGACTGAACAGTCTTTCATCGAACCTTTCGTTCGTCCGGCAGATGAGTACGCGAAGAAGGCTCTTCGAGGAAACACTCGACTCGCTCGACTGCGACAGCAGACCGTAATCTTTCCTTCTCTTCCGGATTTCGTCTACCAAGACAACCCTCATGCCGGAATGACGGAGAACGAGAAAGTAGACATGCTTGCTCGCCAACTCTACCCCACCTGGGCTGACACCAAACCTAAGTTGGGGATTGTCCCTTGGAGCCCAATTCGGAGGATGAAATACCTGGAGAGAACCGGAAAAGAGATGACCCATGGAATGATTACTCTTCCTATGGGATCCTCTCTTGATGGATTCGATATGGCAACCGCCCTCTACACGGGCATGTTCATGGTCGCAAACGAGACCGCTAAGACACTAAAACTTCCTCACGCGGAGTTTCAGGCTCCCGGGGATGTTGCTGCTCGATTCTTTGAACCGATCCTGGGGGGCATGATGCCTCTCCCGGAGTCTGCTATTCGTGCTTTGATGTCTGATATGAACGTAGACTTGGACTTCCAGATTCGAGGAGCAGACCGATATCTGTCTCCCGAGGAAGAACAAACTTGGAAGAAGTTCCCAGATTGGATGCCTGTCTTGGGAGCAGAGATGCAATTCGATCACGAAGCAGGTCGATACAAAGTCCCACAAGAAACCTACTGGGCGTGGAGAGCACTTCCCTTCACAACAACTCAAATCCAACCTTGGATTGGAGCGTTTTCTTCTCCCGAGTGGGACGAGGGACTCAAGCAGGGCCTTTGGGCAGCCACAAAACGCTTGACGGGAATCGGTCGAGAGATTCCTTTCAACGTAAACAAGGAAATCGATGGCAGACGGCGTGATATGCAGGAGCAGTTCAAACGATTCGTGAAAACGCAATCCGCTACCATGCAGCCATACCGAGGTCGGAGACGAGAAGGACTGCCTGACTTGGAGCAAAGATGGGTAGATGAAGAGGGGAGGAGAACTCGAAGAATCGAGGGAGAAGATTAGAATCCTCGACAAAAGAACTCGCACACAGTAAGATTCTAATAACTTCCGCGAAGAGCGGGAGTCCTCACTGAAGATAGTTAGAGAAGACTCTAAATAGGAGAGTAGAAATGCCCGTCATGAAGCAGAAGTCCCTTCAGCCCGCGACCAATGTCCCTTATGCAGAGGGAATCATGGTGTTGAATAATACCGCCAATGATATCCCCGCAGGTCGAATGGTGACTTTTCAACGAGGAGCAAACACTGCCACGTCAGGTGCTGTCCTTACGGTTGAACTCGCAGATGCCTCGTCTGCTGCTCGGTCGAACCAGCCTCTTCTCATTGCTAAGCACATGATTCCTGTTGGGCGTCGAGGTGTTTGTCTGCCCTGGATGATGCTGACGGGACTCGACACGTCCGCGCTTGCTCTTGGAGCTTCTGTTTATCTGGCTGCTACTGCTGGCGTGACTGCGGGACAGCCGAGAATCGCTGCTGGTGCGCCAGCCAACACTCGATTTGTCGGGCTCGTGTTTGAAGTTTCCGCGACGACGGGACGTATCTTTCTCTGCCCCACGATGATGGCTGCTCAGAACTAATAGGGGGCCTGAATGGCTGGTGCAGTAAGCAGGAAAACCTGGGTACGAATCTCAGGCTCTCGGACTGGGAACGGCGAGATTTCTCTCGCCAATGTTCCTATTCGAGGATGGCTACGTCGTGTTCGATGCAGCGCGGCTGGCGGTGGTAATGTCACAGTTAGTCTCGATGAAGCCCAAGTTCCGGGCACATTTGGTGTGGTGTTGGCCTATGGAACCACCGCAACTCCCCTCGATCAAGAAGAGGATCCGGGAGTGTTTTACCAAATCAACCCAACGGTAGTGGCAGGTAGTGTGGGAACACTGTTCTGTGAAGTTACCGGAGCCGGAGTTATCAGCGTCCAACTCGATATTGAGCCCGCCAATTAGGGGGGCTCATGGCAGAGGTCGGAGAGTTAGAGTGGTGGCAAAAGGAAGAAAATAGAAAGTCGTTAGACGATCTCGGTCTTCCCCAACACCCTTTTATTTCAGAGCGAGCCCTCTACGATTTGGCTTCGATCTGGCAATTTCAGAATGAGTTTGGAGCGGAGGCTTTCTCTTCTCTTCCTGCGGATCCCGCAGAGAAGATGGAGATCATTCGATCCTATGGTCCGATGCGGATCGATTATGCTTTCCCAAACTACTTGGAAATCAATCGAGAGGATGTCCAAGCTCTCCAAAGAGGAGAAGACCCTTTTCGAGGGGTTCCAGAACGAAAGCATGTCATAGATACGGAGTGGTTCAGCGAGGACAGAAAAGCTGAGGCCAGAGAGAGGATCGAGAGCACTGGAAGAGGATCATATAAAGACTTCGCAGCTTTGGGATTTACCCTCAACGATCTCGAAGACTTCAATGAAGAGACTGAAACCTTTCGCCTCAATCCGAACCCTCCTCCTACAGAAGAAGAGTATCGAGCGCCCCGACCTCTCTCTTTCGGATCGTGGGCAGACGAGACCGAAGACGAGAAGCAGCTTCGAGAAATGAGAGACCAGACTGAGGGATCTCTTCTCATGGACATGGCAGCCCAGAGCAGCATGCCCTGGGGGATAACTGCCGGTCTTCTCAGTGGCGCTTTCAGGAAGAGAAGAGGACAACAACTCCAAGCAAGAGAAGACAATCTGGCTGAGTTGAGAGGAGACCCCTACTATGATGTAGCAGCCGGACTCGCTAAAAAAGGTGTTCGAGAAGCCATGCGAAACATGGAGCCCCAAGCACTCCGGGCCGTCCTCGCTGCGGAAGATCCTGAGTCAGCAATGACTGAGAGATTTGGAGGGGGAAGCGGATCCGCAGGTGAAGCCGCGAGGATCGGAGAGCTACTCACTCCGAGTTATTTCCAAGTGCCAAACCTGTCAGAATACCGAAAAGAGCCAGGAGGATCCTTCGCAGAGTATCGAGACCTGACTGCAATGACCCTGGGCAGTGCTATAACTTACCCCTTTTCCTGGGCTCCAGGAGTTGGGATCTTGTCAGAAGAGGAAGATCTTCTTGAGCGGGGTGATCGAGAAGAGAGACGGAAGCTCATTCAAGCTCTTGCGGCAGCCGAGGCAAAACAGCAGTGGCTATATGAGGTTCAACGCAAACAGAACCGAATCAATCGAACTGCTCGCATGAGGGCAGCCGGGTTGATTACTGACGAAGAGATGCACGAGAGAAATCTGCGAGACTTATATGGAATCTCCGCGACGACTTCCACAGAATCAGAAGCTCCCGCAGGAGTTGAAACTCCTTCGACAGCACCCGAAACTCCAGCTTCGGCCCCGACTCCCACTCCGGCCCCGACTCCCGCTGTTGTTCCTGCAACACCTGCCGCTCCAGTAGCTCGACCTCCTGTTCAGGGAACAGAACCGACTACTCCCACAGTAACTCCCGAACAAAGAGACCCCTTCTCGAACGACTGGCTTCCCCAAGGAGTTTCTGCTCCAAAAGAAGAGCCCTTCCGCCCAAGATACCGTGACCGTTACACAGGAGAATGGATCTACCAGGAGAGTTCTGATGAGTAAGAAAGGCAAAGACGACTCTTGCCCGAGCCATAACGGCTCGAAGAAACGAGACTACAAATGCGAGTACGAGGCAAATCACAAGTCGAAAGAAGCCAAAGAAAAGAGGAAAGAACGAAACGCTAATCGTCGAAAAGCAGAGAAAGAAGGAAAAGTCCACAAGGGAGATGGTAAGCACCTCCACTCCCCCTCCGGGCACAAGACGAAAGGAGCGAAAGTCGTCGTTCAAGAGGCAAAAGAAAACAACAACTACTGGGATGACGGTCGGTCTGATATAAATACAATCAAGAAGAAGATCTCTGAGTCCCTGAAGGCCCACTGGAGAAAAGCATAATGGCAAGAACAGTACCAGCAACAGCCTCGACTCGCACGAAACCCACTGCTCCAGCGACAGGCGGTGGAGGCGGGGGAGAGGGAGACACTTCAGGCGTCACGATCTTTCAGATTGAAGACTGGATCAGCGAGAATCTCGTAACCGCCGTAAACTTTGCTCCGGCTCCTGGCGCATTTCCTATTCTAAATTTCCACGCAAGCACAGGATAAATCATGCCTCTTCCTACCCTCACTTGGTCAATGACCTCCAACACCGCTGTCGGAACTCCCGGCGATCCCGCGTCTCACATGACGGCAGTCAAAGATACAATCGGCAAGTGCTCGCACTGGGAAGTAGACGAGAGTCTGGTTTCAATTGCAGACCAACTCGCCCAGCGTGTCCTTGAAGTAAAGCCCACGGCGGCTACGGCAGGAGTCACGCACCAAAGGATTGCGATCTTTCACGCCAATAATGGCAATGGATCGACGCAAGGATCATCCCAGGACACCCTCAATCAAAGCTCAACGGGAGCGAAGAACAACGCTACCTCGGGCAACATGAAGCGCCGCATGGCTGTCAACTATAGCTTCGATGCCGGAGAGGCTTTCAATATCGCAGCGGGAGCAGGAAAGGCGAACTGGAAAAATCCATGGATGAATGGAAACGCTGCGGCAGACAACGCATATTTCAAAACTGAAGGATCAAACGCCGCCTCGGTGACGGGCTACTATGTCGCAGGGCGGGATTATAACAGTGCTCAAGTCACTCATATGATGTGCATCGAGTCTGCTGAAGTCCTCGCTCTCTTTATGTGGGTCGACGCTTCTACGGTTTATGTTGGATTTATTGCTGGGGCGATGGGAGTTACGCCAGACGGGAACACCCGGATTTATGGTCTTATGACCAGCGGAGACTCTAATATCAACAGCCAGATGCACGCAGGAGGACAGCGATTTACAACCAGCGCGACACAGGGTGGTCCGAGCTATGCTCAGTTTGTTTGCTTTGATCCCTACCTGTCGAATGATCGAGTAATCCAAGCCTGGAGACAAGAGTCGAGCACCGTCGCCTCTCCAAACTACACAACTCCGTCGAATACTCGAGTCCACTTGCCGATTAGTTATAAGCGACTGAACTCCGCAGACGGAGCGGCTGACGTCACTGATGCTTTTTTCGGTTCCTTGCGGCAAATCCGAATCGGAGAAGATGCAATCAATCGAACCATCATTCGAACTGAAGGAGCAAGCGGAGCCATCAAATCTTACTACTTCTGCCCCAGTAATGGTGCCGGAACCGCTGACGCCCTCGCTTTTGACCAAGGATAGAAAATGGCCTCTTATGGAACACAACAAAGAGACACTCTTACTCGAACGCACCACAAGGCCAACATTCGAGAGGCGGTAGCCTACATGGATGTTATTGAAGTTCTTGAAGAACTTATCGATGATGCTTGGAACCCGAAAGAACTAAAGAAAGTAATCGAAAAAGAGAAGTTCTCGAAATCGAGAAGCGAATAGTGGGGGGTAAATGGAACAGCGTGTTCGAAAACTTGAAACAGACGTAGCCGTCCTGGGCCAACGAACGGACACGGTAGAGGGAGAAGTGTCCTCAATTCGCCAGGACATCCAAGGGATCAAGAAAGAGATTCACAAAGCCCAGGGGTTGATCCTCGCAACTGTAGTCATCATGCAGTGCATTGCGATCTTCATGGAGGGGTGAATGGAATCGGAGTTCGTCGCGCACCTCTTAGACCTGGGCATGACTGGTATGTTCGTCGGGTATCTCATCTACCAGAATAAAAAGATGGGACTCCAACTCACTGCCATGACAAAGAAATATGAAGAGCTTTTCGAACGTGTACTGAAGGCGGTCGAATAAATAATCGCATCCCAACTATAGCGATTTCCAAGGAACAGGCATGGCACACTTCTCTCTCGACGAGTTTGTTGGAGCAATCCAAGAAGCCGTCGTCAAATCAACAGATATAGCAGAGCAGCACGAACTCAATCATATTCAGCAGGAAGAATACTGGATTGATACAGGAGAGAAAGACAAAGACGGAGAGCCTATCTTCCGTCCTCGAATGGTGACAGTTCGTCTCCCTATTTGGGACGAGGGCAAACAAGTCCAGAAGGACATCCAAGTTCCAATGCAAACCCTCGTCACCGGGCAATCTCTCGCCATCGAAGAACTAACAGTTCAGATGGATGTCGAGCTTCAAGGAATGGAAGATGGAGCAGATTTAGGATGTACCCATAGGAAACTGAAGATAAATCCTTCGATTGGGGGAAATGGGTGGTTCGCTAAAAAGAGAAATACTGCTAAGATTTCAATCACTTTCAAGGGGCAAGACCCCCCAGAAGGTTATGCAAGGATTGACAACCAACTCATCAAACTACTTCCGTAGGAGAGAACAATGCCTGATGGCCTCGTAAAAATGTCCGACCAGTTCGGCGGTTTGCCCATGGATCAACTGATCGGTGGTCCCCTCAAAGCAGCTTGTGACTCTCAAGTCCAGCTTGCGAAGGCTACCGCTGACTTCATCCAGAATGTGGGTCTTGAGACCGACGCGAATGGAACGATAAAAGCTCGAACGGTAGATTTCACTTACACGAAGCCCGTCAATGATGGGAATGGTGGCTATACCGAGGTCACAAATCAACTCGATGTTCCGATCCTTGCGATCCTGAACACTCCATCACTTCAAGTCAAAGAGGTTGAAGTCGACTTCACCATGGAAGTGAAGTCCAGTACCTCTGAGAAGAGCAGTCGGGACTACGAAGCCACTCTTGATACAGAAATCAAAGCAGGCTGGGGTCCAGTCAGTGTTGATGTGAAGATCCACGGTTCTGTCTCCTCGAAGAGCGAGAACACCCGGTCTTCTGACAACTCCGCGAAGTACAACGTCAAAGTCATCGCTCGGGATGACGGTATGCCAGAAGGTCTGAAGCGTTGTTTGGACATCGTTCAACAGGCGATTGCAGAAAAGCCCCAAGCTGGGCCTCCTGTGAACCAGCCTGTAAATCCTCCCGCGAATCGCGCGAATCCTCCGGGCAATGGGTGATAAGTCATGAAGAATAGAGGAAAAATCCTACAACAAGCAATCATCATGGCCGAAGATCTCTTCCCTGGGCCGAAGAAAGGGAAAGAGAAACGAGCTTGGGTGATCAAGTTCATAAACGAGCATGTCAACTTCCCAATCCTCAATGAGAGGCAAGAGGCAAAAATCATTGGATTCGCTGTTGATGTTCTATGCGACCTCATGTTCCAAAAAGTCCAGGAGATCAAGCAACAATGATCCCTGCGCTACTCCAACACGTTCAGTCTCTCGGCCACAAGGTTTTCGATGGTGGCCATGCTTACAATCTGAACATTATTGGTATCCGAAACAAAGAACAGGGAAACTCTTTCAACGATTTCCTCTGTTGCGCCTACCGAGAAGAAGAAAACGGTCCCTGGATCGTGAAGTATTGGGAGGCAACGACTGACCCGGGCAAGTTCTGTCTTGAGAATCCGGAAGTCTATGGAACGTCCGCAGGAACAGCCATCATAGTCCCTGGGCAGTACCGAGGTGTCTACAAACTCGATCTGCACCGAGGGAAGTATGAGGCTTTGTGCCAACGAAACGGAAAGATCAAAGTCTACCGAGACGGAAACCGAGATGATGTCGTAGATATGGATCCCGATACTATCCAAGAGGGATATTTCGGATGCAACATCCATAAAGCTGGCACAAACTCGACCAGAGTAGATAAGTGGTCCGCAGGGTGCCAGGTTTTTGCCCGGAGTAAAGATTTCGAGGAGCTAATCGCCTTGTGCCATAAGCAAATCGAACATCACCCCAACTGGGCAGAAACCTTCACATACACCCTCATCACGGAGTGGTAAAAATGGAAAAGATCAAAGCCCTACTGAAGAAACACGGTGTGACAGTCTCCCTTGCGGGAGCCAGTCTCATAATCGGAACCGCTTATGGTTCTTGTGTTCTTTCTCCTGAAGCACCTTCTACCCCAGAAGTAGTAGAAGCAGCAGAAGAGCCAAAACCAGAAGAAGCTCCCACTGAGGAAGCTTCGGAAGAAGCTCCCCCGGAGGAAGCTCCAGAGGTCGAAGAATAGTAGAGAAAAAGCGTGATGGGGGAGGCCGCAGCGTTGGGCTAAAGGCAAAGGAAGTGTGCCTGTTTTTTACTTCCTCTCCCCCATCACTTTTCTTAGGAGTACAGACATGCCTTTCGAGAAAGTCGGTAAGAACAAGAACAAGTCTTCTTCAGGCAAGTTGTATACGGACAAACAGAAAGCGTTGTACTACGCAACTAAAGGCTTTCAAGAGAAGGCCAAGAAAAAGAAGAAGTCTAAGTGACGTCTAAAGGATGTCCCGGGGTCCGGGAAATCTCGACGTAAGTCCAGTTAGCTCTTTTTCTCCCCTTGGGCCGAAGGGTTGTCATTAGGACAACCTGGGAGTCTGCTTTCTCCAACACGCCCATGGTCTTGGAGAGGGTATCAGCATCCCACATTCTATCATCTACGACGATGAGACTGTCTTTGTTACCCAGGGTAGCGGCAATCGCAGCGAGTACCCGAGCTTCTGTGCTTCCCGAGAGAGCGGTGTGAACCTCATTCTCTCGCTCCAGGCCGATTCGAAGTTGAAGGTCTGCTCCTACCTCGAACACGAACCTCTCTCCCTTGGGCAGGAACTTCCCAACAGCCTCTGCGAAGTTTCGAGCAGCAGCGTCGAGCATCTCGAACATTATGTCCAACAGAGCTTCTTTTAGAGCTTTCAAGGAGTCCTGAAGACTCCGCGCTTTCTTCTCACCATTCCGGGCAGCATTCGCAGCACGAGAAAGTCGTGTAGAAAGAAGGACTTCTGCATACTCAGCCTGAACATCAGGAGTAGGAGGAATCCGCTTGATGGCTTCATCTCCTCCCATGTAGTTCACGAGGTGACGAAGTACATGGCTGGCTTGGATGGTAGGATCTGCTCGATAATCGATGTAGAGCATCCGGATTAGGTCTCGGAGGAAGGCTCGTGATAGCCCCCTTCCTACCCCTTCGAGTTCTTCTCCACTGACAGACTGAAAAGAACCCAAAGACTCCAGGGCAATCTGTCCTGCTTTGATTACGCTGGACTGTTCCCGTTGGAACTTACCCAAACGCGCCAGAGCGTCTGGAATACTCACCGCTCCACTATGAAGAGGACTTACAAGAACGAGGGCCTCGTGAAGTTCCTCATCAACGAGAGAAAGGAGGTCTCCGATTGGGACAGGAGAACAAATCTTGTTCCAGAAGAACTTTCCTTTGGTCTCATTGTTTCCCGCCATTACTGCGTGCAACTCTGCTACGGAGAGAGACCCGCCTTCTGGTCCACCCCTCTTGGGCCGCTTGCCTCTTTCCAGTTCCCAGAAACAACACTCTCCATCATCCAACTCTGCGGTAACGATTGCAGAGTTTGATACTTCTGGAATCAGCGCAGAAAGAAGAGACCCATCTTTGATAGGCTTATCCCTATAGAGAAGACCAAAGGCACTCCCCGTCCGGGCAAGTTGAATCGACTCCGCGATTGCGCTCTTACCCGCCTCATTCGGGCCGATTAGAACTGTGTTCTTTCCCAGAGGGACTTCGTAGGGAGTCCCGTCCGGGCTCTTTACGTTCGAAATAACCTTTACTGCATGACTCATTATTCCTCTCCTTTCTCAAAGAGTGATTCGTAGGTTCGGAGCAACGCCGCTCCATGGGCTCGGGTTGGGATGGAAGTTCCCTTCTTCCACCGAGCAATGCTTTGGACACTGGGATTCATTCCAGAGAGATGCTCCCCACACTTCACTGCAATCAGTTCATAGGACATCCCTTTCTCAAGCATGTGCTCTATGAAGGGGCCGCAGTTCGTGCGGAGGTTAGCAAGCTTCTCTATATCAAGAGGTTTTTTCGGCATTAGAAGTCTCCTTATGTCCGAGTGGAAGTTCGAGTTGTTGAGGCTCACATCGAAATCCGCCCTGCCAATCCTCTACGTCGAAAGGATAGACTTGGGTGATTCGTTCGAGCTTCTCCTCGGAGAGCAAAAAGACAGGGCGGCCTGCCCGAACTGCCAGATCAACAATCTGAGCAGTCGCCCTGCCTACGGTGGTGCCGGGGACTACGATGAAATCGTAGTAAGGCTTTCGAGTGATAGCGTGCTCTCTTTTCACGACACTCTTGGCCCAGACGTTCCAGTCTCCTCGACAGTTGATCCGAAAGTCGTCCCTTCCCGAGATGACCGACACTTTCAGATCCTTACCCGCACGCTCTCCCTTGGCACGGATAAACTCTCTTATTCTAATACTCGTCTGGGCGATAGTTTTCTCATCCTCGCCTGACGGGTGTGCGTAAAATACTCTAATGTTTTTCATACTTCACTCCAACGGTTTCCAATGTCTGCTCCAGCGGTGTAATCGAGGAGAGGGTTCACTTTCCTGCGTCGGTTCATGGCCTGTTCCAGAACTTCCGCAGCAAACTCTGCTTCCCCCTCGGGCACCTCTAAGTAGAGAGCATCGTGGCCGTGATTGATGAGCCACTCCACAGGGAGAGTTTCTTTCGGGGGATTGATTGCTTCTGTCGCGAACCAATCTTGAACCCCGTAAATAAGTTCGAGCATTGCTTCATTCACAATCACTACCCCTCCTGACTGGATGGGGTGATTTACAAGCTCGTTGATTTTGTCTTCATTTCTGAAGTAGCGGCGACGATCCCAAAGGGAGTCACCGATGAATCCTTCTTTCCGGTAGCGAGTTTCAATCATTCGCCACCACTTCGGGATCTCGGGATCTGCTCTCTTCAGTCCTTCGACGACTTGACGGACGTCCTCAACCGTAAGGTGAGAGTAGAGGAGGTTTCCTTCGTCGTCTTCGACTGAAACGATTTGCTCGTGGATTCGCTTAGTAGAAGCGGCATACTGCCAAGCGTACCGGGTGTTTTTTGTGATGTCTCGGGTTGCTTTGAAGGTCGCCTTGCCCTTCTCCTTACGATCACTGGGAGCCCCGTCGAGTTTCCAGATTCCTTTGCCATATACGATCTCCATTGTTTCGTTGTGTGGGTCAAGTCCCTCTCGAATAACTCGAAGGGAATGCTTTGCTCGGGCTTCCTCTGCAATAAGCCGCAGTTCAAGCTGGTCCATGTCTGCGCCAATGAGCACACACCCCTTCCGGGCAACAAAGATGTCCCGCAAACTATAGGGGATGTTCTGAGCATTCGGGTTGCTTGAAGAGTATCTTCCCGTAGCGGGGAGCCTGTTGTAGCTGGGATGAATCCGAGTGATTTGCTTCTCAATCAAAGGTCGGATGTATGTGCCCAAGAGTTTGGTGACTTTCCGATAAGTTCGAACCGACCGAAGAAACGCGACTCGGTGCTCCTCCAATCCGTAATGAACAATCATCGTGCGGAGAGTTTCGTCATCCGTGGAAGGGTCTCCGGTCTTCTCAGAGTAATGATGAGGAGCAAGGCCCCACTCAGAGAAGAGAAGATTCGCCATCTGTCGGGTGCTTTGGGGATTGAATCCCTCGCCTACGATGTCTTGGCAGCGTCGGAGATGAATCTTTGCTTCCGTATCCAACCTGACCAAATGTTCAGTAGCCTTCCCGAGGTCAACTCCCATGCCTACACTTTCCATCGTAGCGCCCAGGGATTGAAGCATGTGCTCCCGAGGAAGGAGATGTTGCTGGCTTCGCTTCTTCACATCCCGGGCAAGAGGCTTCGTGATTCGAGCCGTGACGCATACATCCTTTCCGCAGTAGATATGCAGTTCTTCGTCTGTCTTAGCCTGGACTGCCGTGTGGTCTGCCTTCCACGCTTCTGGGTTGTCTGTGTAGAAAGAACCGACAAACCCCAGGTTATGGGGAAGTTCATTGTCTGCGAGAAGATGGAGAAGAATCGTATCGCAGGTGAGATTGGGGGTGATCCCCAGCCAGGACTCTACGCAAAGACGATCATATTGTCCTGCATTATGTCCGATAAGAGGAATCTGTGGATCCAGAAAGAACTTCTTTAGGGAGTTTTCGAGTTTCTCAATCTCACCCAAACTGGCTAAGTAACTCCCATCGATAGATCGAATCTCGACAACGACTGCTTCTTCCTCCGTTCCCAGACCTACACATCTGACGTTCGCGGTCATGGGGTCGATGCCATCTGTCTCCAAGTCATAGGCAACTGGAGACTTGTTTGCCCTCCACCGGGCAACGAAGTTCTCCAGAACTTCCACATCGGCTGTGCGAGTAATCTTAGGCTCGGGCCAGTCCAGCGTTCCTGAGAAGAAACGAAATGCTTTTCGCAGGTCATGACGAAACACTTCTCGATAGGCTGCTTGTCTAAGAACCCAAGCTGGGTGCATCGTATATCCAACCTCCAAGATCACATCTGGATCCCAAGGGGCTATCACGAGTTCGCACCCTCCTCGGATGTTCATGATGGAGACATCTCCCCCTCGGATTGCTCTCGCTGCTGTCTTGCCCAAGCAAATGATGCGTTTGATTCCGGTGGCTTTCAGTTCCTCGTAGAGGAGAGTCTTGCAGGCATCCAGCGGACGCAGGAGCTTTACAGCTTCTTCTCCCTTCTCCCGGGCCTTCTTCTCTCTTCTCCGATTGATTCGAGAAACCTGAATGTTGACCGCTTCCAGGTCATTCTTGGGAGGACGACATCGAACAGTGTTCACGATGTAGCACTTATCCCGAGGAATGTTTAGGGCATTGAGGGCAGCTTGGAGTTCTAAGCCACTCGGACCAACGAAAGGTCTCCCCTCAACAGTCTCGTGCATTCCGGGTGATTCTCCCAGAATGATCACACGATCATCATCGTGCGTTTCAGATAGCACTGGGGTAGCGGCACCGCCCTGATTTAGGGCGCAGTTTTTACAGATTGGGTAGAGCATAGTGTTGGGCTAAAAGGTGGAGGTGGTGGGGGCCTGGTACACGAAACCTGCGGGCGGACGCCCATAATAGTTAGTGAATCCCACCACCTCCGGGAAAGGGAGAGCCACCGTTCATATTTTCTGAACACCCCATCATGATTCGTGAATGGGCGAACGGTGACTCATAAGAACTGGGGCAGCGGGACTCGAACCTGCAACTTCCTGATTAACAGTCAGGCGTTCTTCCAGTTGAACTACACCCCAAGGGTAAGGCATCTATTTGACCACGGACATGCCTTCCTGCTCCGCCGTTTCCATAAAAGGAGAAACATGGGTTAGAAAAAGTTTCTCCTCTCATGCAAGTCAGTCCATAAGAAACTCGAACTCATCAGAAGATGAAGTCGTAGCTACCGGGGCAGAAGCCCCGTTGGTGACGGGAGCTACTTCCTGTTCTTCTACTTGAAAGTCAGCAGGAGCAGGAGCAGCGATAGCCTTCTTCATTTGATTGAAGTAGTTCTCATTGACATAACGATAGTCGGGGTAACTCCCTTCTACTGGACGGCCATTAGCACCCATAGTGGGAGCAGTGTAGTTGAAGTGAACAGTCTTCCCTGCAAGTTTGTCGAAGGGGAACTTAGTCTTCCCTTTCAACTTACCCTCGGGCACACCAGCAGAAACCAAGAAGCCCATAAGAAAAGGCATAGCCTTTGGGTTCAAGGAGAAGCTGTCCTTGTGACGAATCCCGTTCGTCATCATGTAGACGAGCAAACGGTTGGAATCCTCGTAGTGACGAAACTCCAGGATTTGGGCAGAGTGAAGCCCGGTTTCAAGATAGCCGATACCGGCTCCCGCAGGAGAGTGTCCGGTAAAGTCGAGTTCAATAGTTACAGACATTTGTGACTCCTAAGTCAGTCTGGGGTGAAAACCCACAACACACACGCGAGTGGGAAGGATGGGACCGAAAGCAGGCAACTCGGGGGACAAAGGAAAAACCCAAAACCCGCTCTCGGTCCACTAAAGGAATAAGCCCTCTTCTTCCTCGACGGGTCGAGAGAATAGCTCAAGAGCTTCTACGGTTTCGTAATGCTTGATGGTCGCTCGGTGCAATCCATCCTGAAGAGCCCAACGAATGTGAGGGAGTTCTTTCTTGCCTTTGAGATTCTCAACGGCCTTCCGAAGAACATCCGACCAGTTTTCAATACCGGCCTTCAAGATTTCATCACACACACCCTGGGCAACTTTATCAATCCATTCCAATCCTTTAGGATAAGGAATCTGATACCCAGCGGCTCTAAGCCCTTCTGCGATATTCATTGGAGCCATGCCGGGAAAGACAGAAAGCCTGTCTCCGGAGACGTAATCTGGTTGAGGCTCAAAGCAGAGTTGGTACTTCCAAGGGGCAGCGGTAGGCTCGAACATTGCTCGGCCAATCACGTCGACCATGCCGCTAAACTTTTCTGGGAGCTGACCGGGTAGTGAAGGACCACCGCGAACGAACTTACCGCTGCTTGTTCGAGGGGGTTGTTCGTGGCAGTTGAAGATGACAATCATCCCCAGGGCAGTAGCTGCGCGAGCAGCATCTCGGCAGGCGAGCACGTCTCTCGTCAAGGCCGACCACATTCCTCCTCTTCCCTTAGAAGTTTCGTACTCGTTGATAGTAGACTCCACCATCAGGGAGAAGTCATCAATAACAATAGAGGGAACTTTCGTTCCTTTAGAAACGGCAGCTTCAATGGCTGCTGTCGCTTCGGGAACAATCCGGGCAGAGACGGCGTTCAACTTATTGAGTCCCAGAAACCTCTGGGCAGAAAGAAGTCCTGCGGGATCCCCTATGAAGATTCCTGTCGCTCCTGCTGCGGCAGACGCGATTGTTTTTCCGGCTTTACTTGGTCCGTAGAGGCAGATGAATACGCCCCCAACAGGCGAACTGCTTCGACCATTGGATCCATTGGATCCATTCTTAGTAGACATCGATTTCTCCAAACACACACTTGTTGGTTTATGAAAGCTAACACACTGGTTTTTGATCGGTCAACTGGATCACGTCAATGATCTGGTCGAGGGTAACGATCTTTTCGAGGGTAGGGTCTTGTTCGTCTCCACTCTGTAGACGGCGCTGGAGTTCAGAGCCAAAGAAGTGGAGAGCTTCAAGAACAACGGGTTTTTCTTTTTCGGTAATCTTGAGGAGAATCACCACGCACACTCCTCACACACCTTGGGGGTGTAGTCGATCGTCGTATCATTCACAGGGATCAGTTCGTCCTCTGGCACCATGGCATCACACTCCTCACACTCGACGAGGCAATCAGCATCATCTTCCGGAGAGGCGAGTTTCCAGTTGTCGTATCCAATAGGGAGTTCCATTATTCATCTCCAAAGCGACACAAGTCATACGCATCGCACTGTCCGTACTTCCCAAAGCACGTTTGATTATTCAAAGCCATCGGCCAGTCCAGAACATCTTTTCCCTCAAATAGGGCTATCTTTCTCTCTCCTTCTTCAATGACTTGGACGAAGTGTTTGAGAGCATTGGGTGCTGGCTCAAGCGGACGACGGTCAAAGTCATGAGGTGCGGAGAGTTTGATTCGATTGACCAGAACTCCTGCAAACCTTTCTTTGTATCGAGCTTTACCGAAGAGTTGGTATCCAATGAACTGTCCATCAAGAATGTGCTGTCGGAGAGTTTTCGAGTTCAAGCGGTAGGCCGACTTGTGGTCAACAATCCACACTCGCTCATTGGCGTCCTCGATGATGAGGTCTGCTCGTTGAGTGTAGAGGTGCTTCTTTGCTCCGAGGTGAGCTTTGAGTTGGTGCTCGACGTCGAGAACTTTCCACTCTTCAAAGTGCCAGTTGTGCCGATAGGCAAAGTAGGCGTCTTGTATCTGAGGGATAGCGGCCATCCATAAGGGAGACTCATCTTCATTCTTCTCCGCGAGGGCGACGATTGCATCTTCTGGTAGAAGCCAATCATCTGGATTCCCTCCTGTTTGTTTCTCTTTTAGTCTCTGGTAATGATGCGCCAGGGCAACATGGATCAGCGATCCATTTACTAAGGGAGCAGACACCTTGAATCCCTTTCCTGCAATCTCTCTCCACGCGAATAAACGTGGACAGCGGATCACATTCTGTATTCGGTGCCACCCTCTCTCGGAGGGGCCAGCGTCTAATAGTTTCATTGCCTGTTCCTTTTTAGTATAGTCAAGTGAGCGTCGAATGCAAGACTCAAATGTCAAGAGGATGTCAACTGAGCCACTCTTTGGAGAAGACGTTCGCCTGCGCCCTCGGAGTTGTCGACGCCACCCAGGGCATTCTCAATCTCCTCAGCCGCTACATCTTCTCCTACCTCTCCGACGTGAGGAAGTTTGTCTAAGAGGAGGTCAGCTACATCCTCGTCTGCTGTGGTTCGTGCAATCACATACGAAACGAGAACTGCTCTCTTCTGTCCAAGACGAGAGAAACGTCCTTCCCATTGGATCACCTTGTCTGGAGTCCAGGGCAGCATAGCGATGAGAGCGAGGTCGGTGTCCTGCAAGTCTACGCTTTCTCCCCAAGCATCTCCTGTTCCGACAAGAAGACACGGACCAGGGTGAGACATATACTCGTGGCGAATCTCATCTCGGTCAGAGGGATCTGTCCCACCGTGCGCCCACCACATGCTGCATCCCGAAATCTTGTCTGCGACTTTCTTCAATCTCGCTGCGAGACGTTCACAGTCTAATCGTCTTCCAGAAAAGACAGTCACCTTCTGACCACACTTCAGGGCAGACAGCACCCGGTCCTCTACATAGGAGTGTTTGCGAGAAGCAGCTTCCATTAGCAGGGTCTCGAAGAAACTCTCTCGTCCTTCTTCTCCTCCTGCCTTTGCCATCTTCTGGGCCTTAGCGAGTTCTCGCTTCATCGCAGAGGGCTTGTCTTGTTCTGATACTTCTAATCGAACAACCTCTCTCCTCTTCTTGGGCAGATGCTTGTTCACCTCGTCTCGGGTGACTCGAACCTTTACTTCCCGAAGGCGATCCCGGAGTTCCTCGACGTTGCTCTTTCCGAGGTACTCATAGCCATAACCATTGTGTTGACCCGCGCAGTACCGAATGCCGAACTGATGGAAACTACCCCACTGCCAGGGCTCAATGATGTCTAACTGAGTCCACAAGTCTCTAACCCTCCCGGGCACAGGAGTAGCCGTTAGGGCAAGACGTCTTTCTGTAACCGCAGCAATCCTCCGGGCAGAGTCCAGACTGTTCCCGAGTCCATCAAATCGAATCGACCCGTCAGGCATAACTGTCGCCTTGGTATGTTTGGGTCGTCGTAGCCAGTGAATCTCATCCCACACAGCTACGTTGGGTCGAGCAAGAACAATCTCGTCTACCCAGTATTTGATTGTCTCCCATGCAGTAATGTACAACTTGGTAGGGTCGAGCGGTATTTCTCTTGCCTTCTGCCCTTTTAGCAACACGGGCTCAAGAACTGTGTAGCGTTCACACTGCTCCGCCCATGTCCCCCGAGCCGCAGCTTTGGTGATGACGAGCTTGATTCCCATCGGCGCGATTCCGATTGCATAGACCAGTCCGACTAAGGTCTTGCCCGCTCCAGGAGGAGCCCACCCATGTGACCCCGGCATCGCGAAAGCCTTGCGAAGCATTCGACGCTGATGCTCTTTCGCGAATCCATTGAGGTCTTGTCTCAGTAGAGGGTTGGATAAGAACCCAGAAACTACCTCGTCGGGAACTTCTCGAATACCCGGTGAGGGCCATCCAATAACTGAATGGGCGTTCAGTGGAACTCGATAGGATCCATTCTTGTTTGTCCAGATGCCAGGGATATTCTCCGCACCATCGGGCACACTTCTGCTAAAGACGAACGGCCTGTTTTCCATCGTCTCTTCTCCTTTGTTTTTTATGAAAGACCTGAGTCAACCCCGGGCATTGCTACTACTGTTTCTTCCTTGCGTTCAGGGAGATTCAAGTAGGCTTGGAACTTCTTACCTCCGAGTTGAATCCATTGAACTCGAACGTCATCAACTCCAATGAATGCGAGACGAAGAGTAGACTCGGGTCGAATGTCTCGACGTCCGTTCCTCTCACACCACGTTCGATAGGAACCGTAGATTAGTTCGCAGGGAAGAACTCCCCGTCCTGTCACCACGTCGTTGTGGGAAATACCGATGTACTCCGGACCAGGAGGATAGTCAGCAATCGCATCGGCAGCGCCGACTTCTGCTACGAGATCCACGAAATGGTCCACGCTTCCTCGGGATGCTTCCTGGAGAAGCTTGCGAGCCTTAGCAGCATAGGGACGGGAGATGAGTCCGTAGTCTACTTCCATCGCATGGAGATGATGAGCGAAGGCTCTAACTTCCAGCGCGAAAGAACGAGAATACTTTCCAGTCTTAGGATTGAAGCAACCGGAGAGCATCCGCCTATAATCCCAATCACAACCACCGGGCACAAGAACAGTGAAGCGGCGGTCATCCTTCTCAATGATGAGAGGTCGACGGTCATTAGAAGTGAGCCACCATGTCATGCGGTTCTCAACCTCCGTCCGGGCAGCATAGGGAGCACGACACGGAACTCGGTCGTCTGTAATGTATGCCTTCAACGCAGGGATAACAGCATCCTTATCTCGGGAACCAGCAACCGTTACCTCGTCTGCGAGCACCAGAAGCTTGGTGACATAGCTGGCATTGAAGGAGTCCCGAAGGGCTTGGTTGGAGACGATAGCGGAATTCCGCTCTCCCACAGCAGCAGATAGGATTCGACCGAACATCGACTTTCCTACTCCTTGCTGCGGAGACATACAAAGAACTGCCACCATGGAACGACGCTCAGGATGCTGAACAACAGAAGCACTCCAGTGCATCAACCACTCAATCGCTTTCTCGTCTCCGTCGCAGAGGACACTGATGAGTTTCTGCACTCGCTCAAAGTCCCCTTCCAACGGGCGAATCTCTGGACGTGCGTAAAGATTGAGCATCGCTCCGAGACCATCTTCATAGACGGTAGGACCACGAGAAGAATCACAGGAGAATCCATAAACTTGTCGAGAGAGAATGTGATCAATCATGGCGTTGACGTGATGTCCGTCGAGACCGTCGGAGAGTTTTCCAATGAGGTGATTGAAGATGCCATCTTTTCGTAGCGGCGAGCCTACCTGCCAAGCTCCTTGTTGTCTGCGATAGAACACATTCTGGGGAGCGTTGAACACGATGTTCGAATCAATATAGAAGCGGAGCTTTTCTGGAATCTCTTCGAGTAGTTCCTTTCTCTTTGTCACCGAGTGAGCAACAGACCCGCGCTTCTTTCCTTTCTTCTTCTTTCCTCCGGCATCTTTCAACCAGAACTGTTTCTTCTCGTGCGTGTGTCTCTCACTGGTACACATCAAGAAGGCGCGACCATCATTCATCACCCGCAGGAATGCAGAGCCGTAAGATGCGTCTTCTTGAAAGGGGCACGCGCACTTATGCTTACCCTTACCCAGGGCAACAAGGTCTCCGACAGGAGCCATGTCTTTTCCATCCTCAGAAAGGATGAGAGAAGTAGAGGCAGTTAGGAGCAGTCCAGAGGCTCCCGAGTCGCCACTCGTTTCTTTGGTATCAGACATCAATGAATCCACACACAAGGGATTAGATGATACCTCTAAGAAACTCTGAAAGGAAGAACCAGTTCTACGAACCGGAATCGCGTAGAGCCTCGCGATATCACTGCACCCGGTATCTACTCCTTCTGTGTATCCGATTAGAGCCAGTGCTTCCTCTCGAACCTTCGTAAACTCTTTGGGGCTGACTGGGCGGGAAAGGAAAACAACGACGCGGTAACGTGGTTCTTCATCTGTATGCGACCAAGTAGTGTAGACACAATGAGCAAGGGCGAGGTCAGATAAATGCTCTGCCATCCGCTCCGCACTCCAACCAGGATGGTCGTAGTCGAAAACAATCGCGGAGATTTTTAGTACGTTGTCGTTGGCGCGTTTACTCTTTGGTCCGCTCTCGGGAAACAGTGCGGGGCTCCAGCAGTGAAGCTTGTTCTTCGGGAACTCCGTTTGTCTCCAAGGGGGATCAGTGAAGAACTTCTCCAGTTGACTGGACTGCTTGACAAGAATACTGGACGGACGTACAGTAGTGAAGCCACCTCGGAATAGACTCATGTTCCATGGTAGCCATTCAATGTTATTCATGCTCGACTCCTGAGAACCTCGTCCCTCGATGCTTTGACTCCAGCGGGGGGCGAGGTTTTCTTATAAGGGATTAGGTAGAGATACCGCAGCGATCTGGATGAAACCAGAGCAAAGGTCGTTTTCCATGCTGACGAACTTGCTTCTGGAAGAAGCCATATTGTCTCAGTAAGCGGGAAAGTTGATTCTTATAGGCTTTAGGTCGGACAACTATATCAGGACCCGCAGCTTCGATGAGCATATCAAGTGTAAATCCATAGTCTCCGAGATCCTTAGCTACCTTACAAATCGTAGCGGCACTCGGATATTCAGAAAACCCGATGACGTCTTTCTTCACATCCTCCGGGCAGATAGAACCCATGAGTAGCGGCCAGTCTTTGATTCCCTGTGTCGCGAATCGCAAAGCAATGACGGACGCTTCCAGTCTGGAAGTTCCCAGTGCCTTTCCAAGTCTTGAAGCGAGAGAGAAGAGTTCTTCTTTCTGAGAACCCCGGGCAACATCCTGCTCGATTCCGGATTGGATTCGTTCATGTTCTCTCTGGTCGTGTTCTGTGAAAATCTCTTCTGTGGTTTTACTCGACATTTTCTTCTCCAGGTGGGGGTGATTGGTGGACGTCCAACATCACGCTGGACAGTTCCAAAACTTAGAGGAGGAAAAAACACCATCTATCTTGAGATAGATAGATTGATTCGAATCCTCTAATAGTTTATTCTTCTTCTATTCTAAAGTTAGTAGACAGAAGAAAGAATGAAATGAAGGGATTGTAGGTAGTTAGGTATGTCATGGCAACTAAGTGTACTGCCCCACCGGAGTAGGATCTGGGGGGTATACCTCTTTGAACCTTGGCTTCCGTGTCCATACAACTACATCTTATCAAAGGATATGAGTCAGTGCAACCCGGAAATCAACTATATTTGCCAAGTCCCTGTGACTCTCGTGACATGCTTTTCTGGGACCCCTCGTTTCGTAGCGGCGTAGCGGCAAGAAATGGGGCTTTCC